GTTTCCCCGTCGCGAAAGGCTGATCTGCCTTTTGACCACGTTCGTAGTATAAACGTTTGATCGATCGAGTTTATACGGCCGAACGCTTTCCCATAGGAGGTGCCCTGCGCCACCAACAAAAGGAAGTCTGCGCGGATGGCGTAGTTCAGTCTCTCCAGGTCCCTCTCCGACAATCGCAAGTGAGCTTGTAACAGGCCCATCGCTGAACACCTCCGTGTCTAGTAGAAGCTGATCCGCGTGCGTTCGGAAGTCGGCCTCGAGTTCCTCACGAGTTAGCTGCGGGTTGTCGATCTTCTGCAAAGCACTTGTGTGAGTCATACATCGTACCTCCGCATCGATAGGGAGAGTGCCTTCCTATCGGCTATCAAGATCACGTTCTTCTTCGCCCGTGTTATCGCAGTGTAGAAGTTCCTCTTGTTGAGTAGCCACATCTGAGCCCTGCTTATGCAGTAGATGATAGTATCGAACTCCGAGCCTTGTGCTTTGTGTGTCGTGATTGCATAGCCAAGTTCGATCTGCTTCCGAGGATCATACTGAATGATGTGGCCAGCAAAGGCATCATACGTCTTTACCCTTGGTGGGATGATAACTGCTCTGCTCCCTGTGACAAACCCCAAGTCTCCAGCATCGGGATCGATCCAATCGACGTATCCAATCTCCCCATTGAATAGGTCCAACTTGTAATCGTTCTTGATCCAAATGATCTTATCACCCTTCCTCACGGCTAAGGGCGCCTCGTCCTTGTTGTACCTATTCAAGCGCAGGAGTGGCCCTGAGCTATTGAACCGCATCTGTAGCGATGGGTTCACTCGCATCGTTCCGGCCTTGCCTCTCCGAGTTGGCATGATGATCTGACAGTCCTCCCCCATGAAGTCCTGCGTCACAAAGTCGAGGAGGTGGTCAATAGGTCTATCGCTGTAGATGATCTCAAAGCAGTCGTTCCGCAGTGGCAGTCGCCCTTGCAGAATCCTCTGTGCGTTGTCCACGATGGCGTCACCACTTCGATAGTTGTAGGTCAACTCAATCGATGGCCATTCTCTCAGTAGGGTGATGAACGGGGGCTTCCCTTCCTCCACAGGGGGGAGTTGATTGTTGTCACCAAACCACCTGATGATGCCTCCCTTTGGCAAAGCATCCATCAGGAAGCGGAACAGACCTGGGGAGATCATGGAAGACTCGTCCACAATCACGACGTTCTGATCCAAGGGATTCTGTCTGTTCCTGCGCGGGATGGTTGGATCGGTGTTCGCATTCACATCGTCGTCATCAGGCTTGGGGAACTCGAGGAGCCGATGCACGGTCTTGGCCTTGATGCCAGTTAGCTCCTCGATCCTTCTCGCTGCGCGGCCTGTGGGCGCACACAGCGCCACAGACTTCTTCATTGCTTTTAACTCCTGGTACACCATTCCCATCACGAGCGTCTTGCCAACTCCTGCTCCGCCTGTGACGCAAGCGATCACATTCGACAGGTCGCAGGATATGTCTATGGCATTCAACTGCTCGCTACTCATACGAATTTTATCGTCCATTGCCCATCCCCGGTGGTGCGTGTGGGTTTACTCTCGGAGGAGCGGGGTCCTCAGGGTCGGTGATTATCACATGGACCTTGTACACCATCATGTCCATGTCATCGAACATATCAGGAGGCACGTTGGTTCTGAGGTACAGAGGGATCATAGGGTCAGCCCTATTCATTTCCCTCGTGAAGTACTCAGCGCCAGAGTCCTCCATCACAAACAACTCGCCGGGCCTCAAGTCACAGGCGAGCTTCTTCTCAAGTTTCACAAACGCTTTCTGTCTCATGCCACATCTGCCAACACCTTGCGTGCAGCCTGCACCGTCACCATGCGTAGGAACTGTGCGAGTGACATATTCAGACTGTCTGCTGCTGCGTTTAAGTCCTGCTTGTCATCGAGGGAACACCGGAATATGATTTGGATTTCTCCGGTTCTGGCCGTGAGTTCACCCAAACTGATAGTAATGTCTCGTGCCTTCTTCATCGTTTCCCTCACTGGAGTAGGGGGTTGTGTGAGTTACACAACCCCCCAGCGTGCTTAGGCATTTGCCCCACGGCGATTACCCCGCCGTGCAGGTGCCTTCTCCGTCTCCTTGGGAGGGGCACGCCGCGTCGGTGCGGCCTTGGCTTCCGCCGGCTCAACCGCACTGATCTCCGCACGCTCCTCACCGAGGTACTTACCCGTCCGAACAATCAGCCGAGCCTGACGGCCCATCCAATCATTCGGGTCGATTGTCGTCGTATTGGGATCGAGGCCGAGGGCTTCGATGAACCGGCGCAGATTGAACAACGCACGACGGTCACTTCGGCTCCGCGGCTTGATGATCCTATTCCAGTAGAGGACTGCTCCGTCCTCATACTGTTCCGCCACATCGGCGGGAAGCTCGTCGGGCGGGATGCGGAACTGAACCGCGAAGTAGGTGTTCCCCTTCCCACTCGTTGCCTCCTGCACGTCTTGCACCTCCCCAACGTATTTGCCTGGGGGTATTTCCTTCGGCTTCTCTACGTCCGCGAGGTTCTCGTCGAGTTCGATAATGCCCATAGGCTCATTATCGTCTGCCATGCTCTTGCTCCTTGCTAACCACGCGAGCAGTCGTGGATGCTACAGCCTTGCCCTCTGCCCAGGACTCTCTACACTTCGAGTGGACTATACCCTCCTCTACAATGTAGAATTTCTCGAACTCTTGCACCTCTACGTCACAAGCGATGCACCTGCTTCCTATCATCGATCTCTCCTCGTGGATGGGATGGGCAACTTACCATCCGTCTTGACCCACTTCTCATAGAACGATGCAATCGTCATCTGGCCCTTGTCATCCTTATTGGCATCGTAGTTCAATATAAACTCAGGCTCTCCGGTGCCAGTAAACATGCGAGACTTCATCGGCCTATGCTTCCTCGTCGGGCGAACAGCCAACTGACGACCTCTAGCATCCTGGCTCAGATACCAAATCTCACTCAGTCGCCAAGTCACGTTGTTCACCAACTTACCGCCGAGCATGATCGTGATGTACTGCACTATGCCTTCCTTGTCCTTCTCAGGATCGGCCTCATGCGCTGTCATAATGAAGTGTACGTCGTGCTTGGCAGTCACTCGAAGGATGTTCGTGAGGACTTCAAGTGTTATCGCATTTCTGCCTCCATACGCTGACATTCCAGGGTGTTCCATCGTAGGGCGGAAGCCTGAACTTGCTCCTAGTCCCTGAGCTACCGCCTTCCTCAAAGCCAAGTCAGTCAAGGCTGTGGTCGAGTCGAGTATGACCGTCTCTATATCCTGATCCTCGGCTAGGATATAGTCCAGTCCAAAAGGGTTTTCTGATCTCCCATGCTTCAGCACTTCGTCGTAGCTGTGCCTGTAGAGGTGCATCACAGCTACGTCCTTGCGATGCATTACCGACTGATGCTCATTGTCTCCAAGCGACAGCCACAGTTTCTTACCAGGAGCCGTTGCCGCGAGTGTGGTCTTCCCGTCACCAGCAGGCCCCCAAATGAGGATCGTCATGCGACGCGACACTGCATCGCGGGACGAAATCTCGAATGGTCCGTTTGCCTTCATAGTTGTGTGACTCACACTACTCAGTTACGGCTCGTTCGCTGGGGGAAGGATCGGCCTGAACCATGAGTTCTTCGAACGCAAGTTTTCTTCCAGCCGCCCCATCAGCATCAGCGCAAAAACTGAGGAGACTGCATGGTCGAAAGTATCGGTTACAAGAATGAGTGAACCGAGTGGCGTGTTCGTAATCATCTTTATATTTCTCGTAAGTCTCCGACATTTCCCTAACCCAAGTGGCCCAATGCTGTATGTCATCCCACTTCCTCACGACTGGTTCGAATGGATATACGTCCTCACCCTTGTTCGTTGGCTTGATCCTCAGCCCTGTGACCCTACTCCGATACACCGGGAACCCAAAGACACTGGTGCTGGCTGCGCAGTAGCCGGTGATCTGATGTCTCGTGTCAAAGGCATTGCGCCAAGCGTCGCTCAATCGCGAAGCAGTCTTGTTCTCGTCGAGGTAGTAATCGCCAGTACTCTTTTTAATAACCAGCCCGTCAATGGTGCCAACGTATCGAATCTCTTTGTTATCTTCAAAAGTGAGAACAACATCAAACACTTGCTCAATGCCCACCATGCTCTGAGGATTGGTTTTATCCTCGGCGTAGATAGGCCAGTTTTCCATCTTTGGGAGGTGTTCATCGGCATAGCAAATACTCGCTAGCTCCATGTTCGTCATGGTCCGCGTCGTATCTTTCTCGTCATCCTTCCAGCCGCTCGTGGCCAATACCGAGAAGCACAACTCAAGCAGTTGGTCGCGCTCGTCTGTTTGAGTCATACAACGGTTCCAGCACATATTCCATCTTTGCGATTTGAATATGCGTTTGCCCGTAACCTGAGCGTGGAGATCGAGCTTCTGTATTTTGGATAGCTGCCAGATGCGAACAGCAGCAAAGACTTGGTGCATCAACTCGCCGCACTCAAGCGCCATGCTTCGGGCGTCGCTTTGATACTTCCTTTGGGCGTGGACGACTCCCCACGTCGGGCACATTGCGAGGTCCTCGAGACGGGAGTTTGAGTAGGGATGCAAGGTCCTCTTCTGTTGGGGAGACGTGGCCAATACTTGCATCAGAAGCGGGCGCTTCACTGTCGTCAGCCGCCTCTCCGTCCGTGTCTTGTTGATTGCGCTCAGTGGTATCCGCGGCATTGTAGGCATCGACGAAACCCTTCAGTTCACGCATTACGCCAAGCACAAGGTTCATAAACTTCTCGGGGTCCACTGCGCCGTTGACCTCGACAAGCCTAGACCTCAACCGTTGTTCAGCCTCATGGAGGGACGCTTCTTCCTGTCGCTCGAAGAAGGTCCCGTCCTCCGTGATGTAGCCAGTAGCCTGTTTCATTTCATTCCTCTGGCTCGTTCCTGACGCTGTGAACCTCCACGCCGTCAGGCATGTTGCCACGACTGAGCCGCTTCACATCGTCGAGGAGTTGGTTGTTGATGTTTGTGTAGTTCTGCACTACCTCCGTGAGGGCGAACAGCGCTTTAGTTGCCTCCGCCATGTTCCTGTTCAACTCGGCATTTACCTCGTAGAGATAGCCGAGCAGATAGCGTGTGTGCTTATCGACGTGGCACTGTTCGAGCCGCCGATTAAACTCCATGAAGTTCATAGGAAGTCTCCCCAAAGAAGGATGGCTGCGAACAGCCCCCACTCGATTGCGACGATTAGTATCCTCTGCACAGTCCCCGGTTGTTTGTATGACTCACACAACTCATGTATGATTCCCATCAGGTGACTCCTCGTCGGGCACCTCTAGCTTCACATATGTATCCACCGTCTGCATCATTATCCTCTTACCAAACTGGAACGCCTGCTCCTTGGTCATGCCGATCCAAACCACCGGCTTGCCAAAGTCGATTATGAACTTGCCGTCTTTGTTGAAGCCCATCTGAATGTTCAGCACGCCTTCGTCGGTGTCGTTCATCTTGCCCTCAGGGTATCGATCCTCGAACTTTGTCATTTCTCATACGCTCCTTTGTAGTCGTCTATCAGACCGGCTTCCTGTCTGAGAAGTTCGATTGCTGCAACCCTCTGCTCGAGCGAGAAGATCACACGATCCGCCCGCTCGAGTTCCTTCCCTAGCATTTCGTAGTGTTGCTTAAGCTTGCGGTGAAGCTTATCACGCTCAGTCTCAAGCTTCAGTTCTTGCCCTGCAACATACTCCATAGCAGCCACGATCCGCCGAGCACGCACCACCTCGATGTGCTGCTCTAGTTCCTCAGTCGTCAGGTGTTCCAGTGTCGGTTGGAGGACCAGGGCCATCTTTCATAATCTCCAATACAACGTGCTCATCCTTGTGTGCTGCGAACAAAGTACCATCAGGGAGTTCCCACACCTTTGTGTCTCCAGTATCCAACTCAGGACGACGAAGCCACGCGAGTTGATGTGGGAACACCCTGACGATTTTCATCAGCCTCTCTCCAATACTTTCATCGTGACGGCACTGGTGGTGGGAACCTTGGCTTGATCGATGAACTCCTTGGTCGTGCTGATCGGTACTTTGTACTTGCTCTTTGCCAGCAGCGTCGCCAACGCATCGCCGTTGAACCGCTTGATAGGGTTCGTTACCTTCGCCACGACCAGGAAGCTTGGGCTCGATGCCAGTTCGTGATCGCCCGGATCGAGGCTTTTCTTATCGTTAATGATGCCCTCTCTCGCCAGTCTCAGCCACGCGGCGTCGGCCCTCGACTTGGCATACGCCTCGATCTTATCCCACATGAACGCCTCGCCAATCAGGCTGCCCGTGTTATGTTTGGCATCAGGATTGGCCGTCGAGTTACCACCGAACTTAGTCAGCGCCTTGATGATGTCTGTTTCGTAGCTCATTTGCACCTCCTTCGTTGCCTCTTAGTGGTTCAGCCAAATGGGTGCTGTGGCGATGAGAATTGCCAGTACAACGCCACCAACCCGGAACAACCACCAATCGAGTGTCTGCATCATTTTGCACCTCCGTCTTTCTGCTTCTGCTTTACCTTATGATATACTTGCGATGGCACAAGGAGAAGCCATCCCGGCATTTCCACCCAACAAGCCTTTCTAATTGGCGCAGCACAGGTCGGTGAGTCCCACTGCCGATCCAACTTAAGCTTTGTCTCGCTTTCCTTCCTTTGCACGCTTCACCTCCACTCCACTTCGAAAGGCAGCGTGCCGCAGATGATGAGAGACAGAATGCACCAGCTTCTCTGCAACATTTGGCCTCCAGCAGTTCTCTTCGAAGTCTCTGCACAGGCACTCGAAGTCCTCCAGCGCGTGCCGCACATGGCGCTCGAGGTGAATGAGGTTGTCATCGTCTGGAGGGACAGCACGAAGATGCTCGATGCTGTTCCTCTCACGAATGTCCGCAGCCATGCGGGTAACGATGGTATGCAACCCTTGCTCAGCACCCGCACCATTCCTGATCGCGCTGTCAATCGACAGGATAAATGCTTCAAGCTCCGTCATCATGCACCTCCCTTGTGTGACTCACACAACGCTCGGCGAGCAGCGTTGACACGTTCGTTAGCAGCCTTCGCCATTGGACTGCCATACCGCGATAGTCTTTCCCACTCGTCTAGCATCCCCCGTAGCGCTGCTTGCAACTCCTCGATCTTGGCTTTAGCTGCCAGCAGCGTCTTAACCGGCGACTTGTAAGAGGCGATTGCATCCTCTAGCCGCTTCTTCGCTGCTACCAGCTTCTCGATCTGGGTTATACACTCCTCGATAATCTCGGCGCCCATCTTCGTGCGCTGTTCCCAGAGATCACGTTCGGACAGTAGCCGCTCGATCCTGGCCTTTAGAAACGTGATCTCGTGCATCAATGCTACTTCTGGACTAGGAACCATTGCGTATCGCCTTCGAGTACCTGATGCGAAGCTCGTGCTTCTCCGCCTCAGTCAGGTTCTTGTTCGTATTGATCCACTTACAGAGGACGCATGTGTCCTCCTCAGGATCGTCACCAGGATAAATCTGTGTGACGTTCCAGTTGCAGAACTTGCATGTGAACGTGGTGGTCATGCCCGCCCCGACATTTCTGGCTGGCCCTCGAACCGCTTGATCTGCTCTTTCATCATTGTAACAATATCGCGACGATCCGCACCGTTGCTAATATAGTTACAACGACCTTCCTTCTCCCCGAAAGGAAACACCAGGAGCACGAACCCCACTTCACGCGACTTGCCTCTCTTCTCTCCGTTGAACAACTCGTCAAGGGCACGCGCGACCGCATTCATTTTCTCGAGGTAT